CCGACACTTTTCAACGGTCTAAGACCGAAAGCTGCATCTTGATTAGCCATATTATTTATCCTCTGTTTGTAACTATTTCTAGCTACGATTAATTTAAATCCGTTGGGTCGTAATTGTTAAAAAACTTTTACTTACCACCGAAAGATTTGCTAGAGCGACTATCATAACTGATAGGCATGCTCGGGTGCTGATCCCTCAGTAGATCGTTTTTAACTCCTTCAACTCTTTCCCTAGCTTTATCTGAATAAAACTTGGCTCGAGCTTCTGCGATCTCGTTAGGTATTCTGGCCAGCAACAGACCTCCAACTCCGATGATTCCCTTGTACTTGCCATCTCCCACAATTGGAAAACTGGTACCTTCGTATTCGTCGGCTCTAACTAACTCATATCCTGATCTTAATTTACCAGCGATATTTTTAGTGTCGTCGAATCCTAGGCTTTCAGCTCTTATCCATCTGTGTCGGAATCCATCCGGCGGCGCTGGGGCATCTAAAGCATTTGGTTCTTTCCATTCAACAGGACGCTTTGTAGCTTCTCTGCTGTCGGATGCACGGGAGTCTCTTACTACTTCCTCTGTAACTTCCAATTTAATTTCTTCAGTTACGTTAGTTTCATTTTTTTTCATATGCGATTACTCCTCTATGGTTAATTGTTTAGCATATTCTTCAAGTGGCACATTCAGTTTTCTAGCAATTGCTACCTGTGATGATGTGAGTTGCACAGTTCTGCGACCAGCTTTATTTACCCCTCGCGTAGCCGAAGCTACAGTTTGAGTAGGTTTAGTCGTAAGTGTAGTATTATTACCAAATTTGTGGGGAAATTCAAGTTTTATTCTCTTATCTAACTCGACATAATAATCCTCACTTTGTGGGTCAAATCCTTCTTCTTCCACCAATTTTTTGTGCATATCAAAAGCTGTGTAGGTCATGGCGTTATCTTTGCCAAACCATGAGTTTTGTTCTGCCCATTCTGTTGCTCTCGCATCAGGTCTTGGTTTCATATCTTGTTGAATATTGATTGGTTGATTTATTTCAGCTGTTTGTCTTTTTTCTTTAGCAGTATTTTGTACTTTCATTTCTGCTAATCTTGCTTCCTCATAACCTAGTTTAGCAATTTCTTTTTGTGCATTAACCTCAGCTGTGATGTCACCTTCTTCTCTAGCTTTTCCTAATTTAGCTTGAGCAGATTCTAAGGAAGATATAATTCTATTTTCCATTTCTGAAACATAGCCTGTATCTAATTTAGACAATCTGTCTTTAAGAACTTTTTGTTCGGTAATAACAGAACGAGCATATTTTGTAGCTTCTTGTTCTCTTCTTTCCGATTCTCTCATACGTTTAGTAAGTTTAGCAATTCTTTTTTTAACACCGTCGCTATACTCTTCTAACTCGTCTTTTTTTGGTTCTGTTTTTTCTGTAATTAACTCAGCAGGTTTTTCTTCAGGAGCTGGTGTTTCTTTAATAGTAACTTCTCCTTCGGGTTGTGCTGCAGGAACATCAACTGGTTGTTGTCCTTCTTTTACATTTTCGTCTGGTAATGTGACTTCGGCTCCAGGACCGTCTGTTGGTAAGTCTATGATCTTATCGTTTTTGTCTTCTGGCATAGGTTCTCCTATTGGTTAGTATTGATGCAAGATATCCGTTGGATCCTTGACTGTTGCTAAAATTTCGTCGTCATTTAGCAGACGTACTTCACCACCTTCAATTTGAATTCTTGATCCGGAATAACGTGCGAAGACTACCCAGTCTCCTAACTTGCACCAAGGTCCAGATTTCTCAAATCTTTTTCCTGTATAACTTTCAGGTCCCATTGCTAAAACATTTCCAACCTGGGAACCTACTTGTTGTTTTTCTAAAGTAGACTCATTCATAATAACTCCACCTTTAGTTTTTTCATCCATTTTAAATGGTAAAACTAAAATTCTCCAACCTGTTGGTTGAGGAAGTAAAGATGTCATGTCTTTTTCTTTTTTTGGTTCTGATTTTTTTACACCAACGAGCGGTGTATTAGTTAACTCAATTTTTGGGATTGAGTTTGTGGATATTGTTGTCTTCGTCATCGTTTTGCTCCTTATCTTTTAGCAGGTTAGAGATTTCCTGTAAAACTAGTTGATATGCTTTTAGTTGTCCTACCATATACTGGTATTTGTCCCAATTGTCAACTTGACCATTTATTAATACGTTTGAGATACCGTCCTGAGTATCCTTGATTTGTTTCTGTAACTTAAACAGTAAATTAATTCCGTCCATTATGTTCCTACTTTTTTCATTGCAGCTTTATGTGATTTTGTAAAACTGGTTCCTTTATTCATAGCTGTCTTCATTTCCTTCATATGTTTTTTTGAATGATGCACACTGTGTTTTTTTAAAGTTTCTTTTTGTTTTGTACTTATAGCCATTATTTATCCTTTTTTAACTGGTATACCACCACTTGGGTAACCAAATTTATTGTTTCCCATAACTGGGGAATACCCTGCTGCGTTTGATAGGCCGCCGTCAGCCATTTTTTTAGGTACACAATTAGGTACCATTTTTTTGCCTTTCTTTTTCATGCCTTTTTTTTCGTAACCGTCCCAACAAGCCATTATTTTTTACCACCAGCTCCTAAAGGTTTACCTATTAAACCCCCCTTTTTTTTAGCTGCTTTTCTAAACTCTGCTGCAACCATAGACGCTACAGCTTCTTCTGACATAACTCCATCTTCCATTTCTCGTACACGGTCTTCAAATTCTTTTTTTAGGGCTGCACTATAATTTTTTGTATATATATCTGTGACGCTAGACATTATTTTCCTTTTATTAAATGTGTTGCCTTAAGTCCATAGACGCTTGCAATGACACCAACAAAAATTGTTTGATACCATAAAGGTAAATTTCCAAAGTGCACAAAGAATAATTCCATTTTTTCCATATGTACAGGATTATCTGACCAGACACTCCATCCCAACATTACGATCGGCACCGAAAGTAAAAGCAAAATAAATTCGTCTTTCCAGTCTGATTGTCTAGATTCTAAAAGTTTGCCTTGGTAAGCTTCCTTACCTTCAGCCATACGTGATGCATGCATAAGCTGTGCATCTGACATAGCCATTTTAGTTCTCTGTTTGTTAGCGTAAATTTTACTTCCAGCGGAAACGGCTAATTTAATAGCACTTAACCACATAGCTTAATACCACGTAGCTTTAACTGGTTTTTTGTCAGGTCTCATTCTTTTAGTTCCTCTAACATCAACTGTTTGAGATTCCGTAGGGTTTGTAGTTTCGATAACTACACCACCTGTTGCACAACCATCTTTTGTAACTCCTGGTCCTACAGTAACTTTTGGTTCTTTAACAAAACCAGATCCTATTTGCCAATTTTTCATTATACTAATCCTCCGCCTCTAAAAGCTTTGCCAAGTCCTCTTGATGACATTCCACCACCTTTAAGACTTTTAACGATTCTTTTTTTTTCGTCTTTTAAATTTCTTTTACCTTTTTTAGTAAAAGCTTTTTCTGAATCAACTCTTCCAAGTTCTTCCAGTTTATTCATTCTTGATGAATTCATTATTCAGCTCCTCTAGATTCGTCTCTTCTATCTTTAAAGCTTTGTGATTTAGTAGATTCTTTGCCATCTCTATCTCCTAGAGATTCATCCAGTCTATCATTAGCTCCTTGTTTCTTAGGGGATGACTTTGCAGTCGTGCCTGAGAATCTTGAAATATAAGGTCTTGTTCCGTAATCATTTCTCATAATGTTTTCTCCTATGTGTTTTTTACTTTAAATAAACCTGCAAGTCCACCCTTATTTGCATTAAAAAAAGACCTGTATCTATTCTGTCTATCTCTAATAAGGTCCAGTGTAGCTGCATTTGATATCGACGATTTAGGTTCTTCTATTATTACTTCCTCTGTAATAAGTTCAGGAACCACAGGGACAATAGAGTTATTAGATCCATTATTATCTCCACCATTAAATGTTGTTGTTTTATTAGTATTATTTTTATTGGTAGTATTTTTATTTGTAGTATTTAAACTATTAAACTTATCCACAATACTTTTACCTAAATCAGTATTTAATGCTTTTTGAATAGTGTCTAAAGTAGTATCTATTTGAGTCACAGATAGTCCTGTTTTTTTAGCTACTTCTTTTTTTGCAGTACTTGTTAAAACATCTTTTACAGTCTCTTTGAGTCCTTTAGTTTTAGTTGGATCAGTTACAAAATCTGCAATCGTTAAACCTGTTCTTACATTAGAAATTGTTGTAGCAACTCTTGTAACTGCAGGATTAATTAATCCCTGTGACCCAATAAATAAAATAACATCCAAGACCCCAAATTTTGAAGGATTAAGGGTTCTATCCACATCTTTTATATTTTTATTAATATTTGTAACAGCAGCTTGGTGCCAAGTGTCTTTTCCTTTTGGTCCAAAACCAGTTTTACTTTTTGGACTAAATGAAGTTTTAGTTTTTGTGTATGAGGGAATTGGGTTACCTGTTATTTTATGTAATTTTGGTGTTGTTATAGTTTCATTTATTGTTCTCTTTTTTGGTCCAATTGTATATTGGTCTGTTCTCATTTTTTCTCTGTTGGTCTCTGGGTCAGTTGTTGGTCCCGTTGTTGGTCCCGTTGTTGGTCCAGATATATCTCCAATATTTGCTTTACCACCTCCACCAGAAGTAGAAGTTTCACCTGATTTTTGATCTGCTTCCCTTGATGATCTAGGTTCATAACTTGGAATACCATTTACTAATTTACCAGACCCACCAGCTCTTTTAAGCATAGCTGCTTCTTCAGGGTTTATGTAAGCTAGAAATTCACCTTTAGGTGCATTTTCTTTTAAATAATTTGCAGGCCCACCTGTTTTCATAAACAAGGTTGTTGCAGACTGGTCGCTTGATAAAAAAGGTTGTTTCTCTGGTGCAGCTGCCATTAAATTAATTCTGTCATCAACCATAACTTCTTCACCATCGTCTGCTTCAACAAATTCCATGTTCGCTTCTTCCGTTCCTAAAATTCCTGCTTCACCTGCATCCGATGTTGACATTTCTAAAGTGTATCTTTCTAAATACTCTGCATGATTTTCATTCATTTCAGCTATATCAGGATTGCTTTCGTAAATTTTTTTCCAACCTTCGTAGTTGGGATCTCTAACTTCTTTATCAACAAATAATTCGTCTAGACCAGCCATTAGCACTTCCACTTTCTTAATGACTTATTGATTCTTGAATCAGGATCATTAGCTGTTTTTGATGATGTTAATTTTTTTTTCATACCACCCATTCTAGCACAGAAAGATTTTTTTCGCGATCCACCTTCTGGCTGAGGTGCTTTTAAATTAGATCCAGGATTAGCTTTATTATATGAAGCTCTGCCTGCAGCGTTTAATCCACCAGACTCAGACTTACCTTCTTTTCTAGTCCAAGCTGGAGTCCCGCCTCTCTTGAAAGAAGCACGAACCGCTCCCATTCCAAGAGTCGGTTTCATTACGCCTTAGCCTTGTTTTTTTTACTGTTTGGAAACCCTGCTTTCATATTAGCATAAGCTTTAGGTGTAATAGTACTTTTAGCTTTACTTTTTGAAGTACCCGCTTTTTTCTTAGCGTTGATATTTGCATATAGTCCTGGTCTTGCCATAATTACCTCCTAGGTCCTTTTAATGTACTTACGTCAAATCTTTTAGTAGCATCAGCTCTTGCTTTTGCTTGATTAGACATTTTTTGTTTAGTTAGTGAAGTTTCAGCTCTAAGTTCAGCTAAATCTTCTGTTTGATCCATTTTGTCTTGTTGATAATCTTGATTCATCATTGCTTTCATTTTATCAAGATTAATTCTTGCAGCATCTTCTTTTTCTCGTCTTAAATTTTCTTGTGCTTTAAGATCAAGTTCTCTTGCTCTTAATTTAGCAATTGGGTCATTACCAAAATCACCCATAAGTTTATTTTGTTCTTTAACAAACTCTTCAGTCATTTCAGAAATTAAAACAGCTTTTCTAGATTCAATCTCCATAATTAATCTATCCATTTCTTGTTTTATTTGGGGATCTTGTGGCGCTTGTGGATTTTGCATAATCCCTTGTAACTCTTGGACCTGCATAATTTTTTCTTGCATTTCCATTTGTACCTGTTCGTCTGACATTAAAGATATGTGCTCAAATATATTTTTCTCTAATGCTCCCATAATTATTGGACTGTTTTGTGCCATTGTTGTTGACATAAAAGACAGGTGAGATGAAATATGAGCTTGATGATCTTGTCCAGTAAATGCTTCAAAAGGTGTACCCGCTAAAGCATCAATATGTTCTAGTGCTGGGTTTTTTGGAGCCGGTTCTGGTGGTGGTGGTAATATTTGATCAATATTCTTAACACCGATAGCTTGATACATATCTTTATAAGCTGCATATAAATCATGCATCTCTGGATTTGATTGAGCTAATTGTAATTCTGTTTGAGCAATAGATACTCTTTGGGTTGATGAAAAAATGTTTGGATCAGCAACTGGTATAATATCAATTCTGTCATCAAAGTCAGATTGTTTAATTTGTTTGTCAGCACCTACAACTTCATACGGATAAACCTCAGGAAGGTAAGTAGAAAAAACATTCGACAATAAGTTGAACTCATTCTTCATAGAAGAATATAGTCTCTTATGGATTGCTGACATGACTCTTGAACCACGTTCTAAAAGAGCTACAGTTGTACCAACAGCTGCTTGTTGGTTCCCGTCGCCAACCTGCATATCAGCAATTGACGCGAATCTTTGTCCAGCCTGAACACAAATCCCCATCAGTTGTAATAATGTTCCAGAAGGTTCTTTGTAAGGCAAAGTCATAAAAGCATCTTTAAGATTTCCACCCGGTGCATCAACATCTCTAAACTCACCTGGTTGTAATGATTGAGCATCGTTGTTTACACGAATACCTCTCATCTTAAATCCTGCTGGTAAATTGGATAACGTTCCAGCATCTATTAATTGACGTAGGGCAGACGTTGCTGCTCTTGTTAAACCGCCAATCATATGAATTAACCCAAAACCATAAAAACCTAAACCTGGCAAAAATTTAAAATGCACAAAGTATTGTATTTTACGTTTTTTAAGATCATCTACTTTAAAGTTTCTTCTGATTGATAAAACTTTTCTTGAACCACTGTCGAGTGTTATAATATAAGGAACTTTAATTCCTGTCGGCATACCATCTGGTCCTCTGTCTTCAAAACCTTCAAGATCTAAATCAGTGTGAAATTCTACCAACGTATACATCTTATCGTTTTTTTGTTGGCCGTTCATCTGAGTACCTTCTAACTCTCGTTCTTTTTTCTTAACTTCAGTTTCTTCTGCGTAAGGCGCAAAGATTTCTACGTCTCTGTAGAAACCTGATACTTGTTGTTTACGTAAATCATTTTCTGAAATTTTTAATGTATGACAAATTGCTTCTGCATCTTCTAGTGATGTTGCAGAATAAGGAACAATTAAATCATCTGCTGGTACAAACTTAGAAACTGCTCTTCCCAATAGATCGTCATAGTAAACTTTTTTAAACGTCGAGCCAGCTAATGGCAGATAAAACAACATCTGATCAAACTCAGGTTCGTACTCTTTCATAACGTTCATGATTTCATAATTCATAAAATCTTTAACTCGTTGTGACTGAGCTTCTTTTTCGGGAGTTGAGGCTCCTAAAATTTGAGTTCTGATTGGTCCATCGGCTGGTAATAACTCTTTGTAAGCTTGCGCTTGAAATTGTGTAACGGCTTCAGCGAGTACTGGGTGAGTTGCACCTGATGCTCCTTGAAACGGTTGTGTACGTTGTTCAAATTGAAAACCTAAAAGATCTAACCCTTTAGAGTATGATCTTTCCCATTCTCTTCTTGATTCTTTGTAATCAGTGTAGTTACCATAAAGTTCTGAACCTAATGGTTGTAAAACTGAATCTGGTAAAATGTCTGCTAAATTTGCGTAGTGATCTTGTCCTTGTGACGGAGCTGCAGCACCTGGATCAAAGTCAACATCAACCGATCCGTCTGAGTTCTCTGTAATTTCAGTATTTTCAGAAGAAGGAATAGTCTCTTGCATATCTGCAACGACTTCAGTTCGCTCTTGTTCCGATGGTATAGTTATATTTTGCCTTACGTTCGGTAAGGATTTATCTACGTCTGCCATATGTTATTTTCTCCGATCTTTCTGGTTTATCTTGTTTTGACTCATTAATCAAGCCTCTAGGCTCTGGTCCCTTGATTGGGGGGATCTGTTTCCATTTCACGTGTTTCATATTTTTAACTAGTGTTGGATTTTTCATTACTTTCTATTAAAATAATTTGCTATGCCCCCTCGAGCTAGAGGTATATCGTCTATATTAAAGTCAATGTCAATTGTCTCTCTATCAAACTCAGTATCATAAGTACCCCTGCCTCTATTATCTTTTATATCTGCTAAATATTTTCCATAAGCGTCAGCAACTTTAGTACTATTTTCATTGGGTATACTTTTAGTAGCTTTAGTTCCAAAAATTTCTTCAAAAACTATGATTGGGTCCTTACCGACTTTTAAATCAGCTGCTTGTTTTTCTGTTAGGTATTCAGAGTTCATAATAATATGTCGAGCTACTCCTTTAGCGTTCGCAAATTGATTATTCTCATTATAATTCATTTTTAAAACTGATTCAGTGTCTAATGCAGTCTTATCTGTAATTTTTGGTTTAATTTCCCCTTTAGCAAAGGCCATGTCTTTTGCTTTTTTTGCATCTGACATAGTTTTGGCTATTTCTATGTTCTGAAGTATTTTATCTACTAATGGACTAACAGATTCTGGTTTCTTGACGCTAGGAACCGGCGACTTGGATTCTTTTGTTAGTTTAATGACTTGTGCAGACTTTAATGGTGCAGGGTTTTTTGATTTTTCGATCTCTTTTAAAT